CAATCAAAGCAAAAGACGAAAAATTATATAATAAATTAGTAAAATGACTTAAGGAAATAACATTTAATAATATTAAATGGTGAATTATAACGAAGGTAAAATTTATAAAATAGAATCAACTTTAGGTAATATGGTATATTACGGTTCTACAACTAAAAAAAGACTATGTGATAGAATGACAAAGCATAGAGGCGATTATAAATGTTGGTTAAAAGGAAATGCTGGTTTAGTAATGTCATATAAATTATTTGAAGAATACGGATTAGAAAATTGTAAAATTATTTTAGTTGAAAATTGCCCGTGCGAAAGTAAAGATGAATTAAAAGCCAGAGAATCGTATTATATTAAAAATTTTGAATGTGTTAATAAGAATATACCAGGCAGAACAGATAGAGAATATCGTGCAGATAATAAAAATAAAATATTAGAAAGAAATAAACAATATTATGAAGATAATAGAAATAAAATAATAGAACAAAAGAAACAATATTATGAAGACAACAAAGATAAAATAGCAGAGAGAGATAAACAATATTATGAAGATAATAGAAATAAAATATTAGAACAAAAGAAACAATATCATGTAGATAATAAAAATAAAATAGCAAAACAAAGGAAAGAACATTATGAATATAATAAAAATAAAATATTAGAAAGAAATAAAAAATATCGTGAAAATAATAAAAATAAAACATTAGAAAGAAATAAACAATATTATGAAGATAATAAAAATAAAATATTAGAAAGAATGAAAATTAAATATACCTGTGTATGCGGCTCGTGCATCTGTAAAGGAGATAAAGCAAAACACGAACGAAGTAAAAAGCACATTAAATTTTTAGAATCTCAGTAATTAATATTAATTTTAGTAATTAATATTAATTTATTCTATCTCTAACCGATTGAATTTTTTATAAAAAATATTCTTATTAGTTAGTTTCTGACTTAAATCGACAAATAAGAAGCTATAAGGATCGTCGTTTTCAAATACATAATTCATCACCTTCTCAGATGTTTTATTATCAAAATTAAATAGTTCTTTGACTATAGCCTCATGTTCGGGTCTATTTTTTGGTTTAAATGTTATTAGATGGGATAGATTATTTCTTATCCCTGTTGGAATATCTCTAAATCGTTGAACTAAAAAAATCATACTACAGTATAGGTGACGTCGGTTTTGCACCAGCTGAACTAATTTTTTCTCCACCTGTGCCGATTTACGAAGCTGCGACCCTACATCGTCAAATATAATTAGACTATGTTTATTATCTTTTTTATTTTGTTCTAATTTGTCTTCTAAGTCATCTAAAACATCAATAGTAAGTGCTTTATTCTTTTTATCATCGCTCAATTTATCAAAGGGATCATTTTTGACGCTCCCGTTCCCGATGGTAGGAGAAATAACATAAATATTATTAAATATCTTCTTGTAACTCTGTCTAACTCCATTCTTTTTATTTTTAGTCATGATAGAATACAAAAAAGTAGTTTTTCCCGAACCCGAACTACCAGCAATAACCATACAAAATCCAGAATAATTAGGGAGTGGCTCGGGTATATCTTTTGCTATAATTTTATCAAGATTATTTTTAGTGTTTTGAATAACTAATTTATTATTAGGTGTTTCTAAAATACTCATATTATATTAACTTATATTTTATTTTTTTCTAATTAATAAATAATGAGATATACGAAAGATATTTTAGAGATTATGGATAAAATAAGATTAAATAGTAGTAATATGAGTAAGCAACATAAAACCAATTATTTTTATTATAAATGGGTATCAACGCTTTTTAGAGTTCCTACAATTATTATTAGTTCTATTTCAGGGGTTTTCTCAGTCGGCACTCAAGCCTACATGAACCAAAACACAATAAGCGGAATAGTTTGTTTATTATCGTTAATGATTAGTATAATTAATTCAATTGAATTATTTTTGCATATCTCCGATAATGTAGAAACAGAATTAGAGATGAGTAAAAAATATTATATCCTCTCGTGCGATTTATACAAATTATTAATGTTAGAAGATATTAACCGACCAGATAACCCAAAAGAGCAACTAAAGATTTATTATTCACAATACATAGATTTATATAATGAATCTTTATTAATGAGAAATAATAAATATGATAAATTATTAAATTTTAAGTTACCGAACGATAATAATATTGAAAAAGATAATAATGATAATAATTCTTCTTCATCTGGTGAATCTCCAAGGTTAGAATATGAATTAGAAAGAATTATTTAAAAAAATACCATAGCACTACGCTTAGGAGTTGGAGGAACTACTGGGCGTGCTACAGGTTTCGCCGATGGTTTAATATTTAATACAGGTTTAGGCTCGTCTTTAGGCTCTGAATAATAATAATTATTTATTATAGTTTCTTTTTTGGCTCGTGTTTTCTTCCCGTTGCGTTGAACTGATACTGGTAGTGCTTCTGCTTTTGCTTTCTCTTTTTCTGCTTTTACTGCTGCTGCTTTATCCGCCTTCGCCTTACGCATCTTTTCTGCTTGAATTCTGCGGCGTTCAACATCTTCGGGTGATAATTCTTTCTTTTTAGTATATGCTCGTTTTGCTGGTTTATCTGGTTTATCTGGTTTATCTTCTACGGGTTTTGCTTTGCTTACGATTTCCAGCGATGAATCGCTATCTGATGAATCTGATTCATAATCTGACATTATATAATATTATAGAAATTAAAGTTTTTTTAAACTCTTTAAATTTCTTTAAAATTAAAATATCTAAATTATTTATATAATGCCTGATATTATTGAATTAAACGAGATTGAAGACGACACCAAAAAGGGAACATTTCAGATATTATCGGAAGATGAATTACAAACCATTTTAGGTATTCAAGCAGACGAACAAATAGAGGTTTTACCATCGGAATTATTTTTCGACAAGCCTTACTGTGCGGATTATTACGCTGAACGCTTCCCAGGCTTGCCTGATGAATATTACGAAATCTTAGCCGAAGAAACACCAAAAATAAATTAATATCTAAATTATAATATAATAATATGGATAAAAAAGATGATAATAAAAAACCATCAAAGAAGGATAAAAAAGACAAGAAAGACAAAAAAGATAAAAAAAAGAAAGTTGTTAAAAAAAAAAGTGATGATAAAATTAGTCAGAGTCAGATCGTAAATATTAAAATAGGCGATATATCAAAACCAAAAACAAGAAGAAGAGCAGCACCAAAAGCACCGCCGCCGCCTCAAATACAAAGGCAATTGCAGTATTTACCATCATTAGCAGGACAGGCTCCAATGATACCGCCACCACTAACGCCAGCACCTACCCCTCCACCCGCACCACCAAGACCACCAGCACCAGCAGCACCAGCAGCAGAACCCATAAGAACAGGTGATTTTTTTAGTGATGCTTCAAAGTTCGGGACATCATATGATTTATCAGCGGCAACTTTAGATGATTTAACATCAGTCGGACGGGCAGCAAGCAGACCGAGCATGTCAAGAGCATTTAACAGACCTCGTAGCGATTCAACTGTATCCGCATTAACTGAGCCTACATATGCAGATTTAGATTTTGATAATTTTAGTGATTTTAACGCCACCGCCCCATCTCGTTTTGGTTCAAGTTATGATTTACAGACAACAGCACCGCCACAAAATGTAGAATTATTAGGTCAATTTTCTGATAGGACACAAGGTGCAGAGACGCAAGATTCAGTAATTGGTAAATTAGCCTATGATTATGATATGCCCTTTGTAGAAAATTTAGAGGACTTTGATTTGAAAGAACCGAGATTAAGACTCCAAGGCGTCACGCAATCTTCAGGAGAAGAAGAAGAACAAATAATAAGAACAGTTAGACCGATGAAAGATGATGACTCAGTAGCAACTCAGTTTAGATTTAATTTATCACAATCAACACAGCCCGAAGAATCGTTAGGAGCTGGAGCAGATTTTGAAAATATAGCCGCACCATCAGTTGTTAGTGTATCCGATAATTTAGGGTTTGTATCATCTCAACAAGCCCAACCCCAAGATTTACAATTTACAAGTTCTAACACTCCAACCGCTCAACCAATATTAGGAATGCTACCTGACCCACAGCCCCAAGATTTAGTTTTATCATCACAAAAACCAAAAGAATTAAAAATACCCAAACCAGCATCAGACGCAGCCGAAGAAAGACCAGCAACAGAACCAATAACAGAAGTATCAGCAATAATAGAGCCAGTAATAACCACACCTGACAAAGGATATATAAGACCAGAAGACGAAGCAACGGGCGGAGGCGGAGGCGGAAAAAAAGAAAGTATTATTTTTAGTGAATTAAGCGATAAGAAACTATCTAAACTTTTTAAAATATTTGAAAATGAAAGAAGGCAAATGCAATTAACACAAGCGGACGCAATAGAAAGATATAATTTAATAAAAAAAACGGGGGGGTTAATATCCACTAAACAATTCAGTCTAGCATACACGAAATATAAAAAGCAACAAGAAGCAGCAGAAGAAGAATGAAAACCCCGTTTTTATAAATAAAAAAAATGATTTAATATTATCTAATATTATATAATACTATGTCATTTAATACATCTATTACAGGAGGTGCAAAATGTCCCAGTTTTACTTTTAATAGTACAACAGTAGAGGCAACAAATGGAGTATTTGAAAATGTCACCGCTACTAACGGTAATTTTGTTAATTTAACAGGAACTACTTTTAACCCATCTAATATAACTACTAATATTTTATCCGCAAATGTTGGTAATATAATTGACTTTACCAGCACAGACGCAGCATTAACAAACGCAGATATTACAACCGCAAATATTGATACAGCGAATGTAACAACCGCAAATATTACAGATGTTACAATAGATTCATTAGAGGTTGAAAATGGAACGATAGATAATCAATTAATTATTAATGATACAATAGATACGGGATTAACTACGCCAAATTCCAGCATCCAACGCAGAACAGGAACACTAAATATAAATTTAGGATATTTAGATAGTTCGTTAGGTGTTCCAGTTCCAGGGGAATTAAACATCAGAAGATTTTATCGCACATCAGGAATTACAGGCGATACGATATTAAGTTCAGATAGAGTAACAGGATTAGTAACAATACCTTTATTAAACTCAACCACAGCAGAGGTAGGCGATTTATTAGTAGATGATATAACAATTGAAAATAATATAATATTTAGAAATGGCGGAAATGTAATAGCCGACATGGTGCAAACCACCGCAGATATAGCATTAGAATTAGATTCAACTATTCCTTATTATATC